GACTTCACAAAAAATGAAAAACTAAGAAACTTTGGCATAAAGGATATACCTAAAGCTTTATATGAACAGTTAAAAAAGAACTCAGGTGCAATCGTTTTACCAAATCAAATTACAGAAGAAGTTATACAAAAAGCTGCCAAGACTCAAGATGAATTTTTAAAACCAAGATCAGAAGAAGAAGAAACATTTTTTAGAGCAACAGCAGCAGGTATTGTTGATATACCAAATGAAATAAAACATATAAGTGATTACTTACAAGGTAATCCTTATGACCCAAATGAATTGATTGATCTTAAGGCTTTAGGTCTTGAAAAAGAAGGAGATATGGATAATGCAGCCTATCAAATATTTAAGTTTGGTTCTGGATTTTTGATACCCTATGCAGGTTTTAATAAGGCTTTGAAAGGTATAAAAGGTATAAAAGCATTACAAGGTATAAAAAATTATGACAAGATTGCTACTGGTGCTAGATGGTTTACAGCAGGTGGAGCAGCAGATTTTGTTGGTGTAGATGCTTATGACGAAAACTTATTTAACTTTCTTGCTGATATAGAAAGTCCTGTAGTAAACAATAGATTTGTAAGACCTATAGTTGAATATTTATCTGCACCCGAAAGACCAGAAGAAGGAGATGAAAGTAATTTTGGAGAAGCAAAACTTAAGCAGTTTTTAACAGGTACAGTTTTTGGAGAGACTATTGGAATTACAGGATTAGCAGCAACCAAAGGTTTACCTAAATTAAAAAGTGTATTAGAACCTTACGCTATAAGGTTGATTGATGACGTTACAGGTGGTCCTAATATATTAAATCCAGAACAGATGGCTAATAGAACTATTCAGCTATTGAAAGATATAAAAAATGACCCAACTAGATTAGAGTTTGCTAAAAAACAGATTGCAAGATTAAAAAAAGCAACTCTTGTAGGTAGTGAAGAATTTTCAGATGAATTTACAAAAGTATTAGATGACCTACCTAAGTTTGATGAAATAGCACCAAAAACAAAAGTAACGAAAAAAACAAAAACAAAAGCTACTGATTTGCCTTTACAGCAATCAAAACCTAATCCTAAAATTTGGAATGATGTAGAAAGTATTACTGATGATACATGGAAAGCTACAGGTAAAGTACTAAATAGAATTGTTATACCTGATGATTTTTCAGTAGAAGCTGCAAGTGCTTTGGGATATGATGAACTACTGCCTTTAGTCATAAAAATAGCAAAAAAGATTAGCCCGAATGACCCAGAAAAACACATGAGGGTTATTTATCTTGGTGCAATAAAAGAACAAAAAAGATTAGCTAAAAATGTAACTCAATACATGACAGATATAGAACAAGCTTTCATGCTTGGAGAAGACATACCAGATGAACTATTACAGAATTGGTCAGAAGATATATCAAGAATGATAAATCTTGCAGGTCCAACTAAAAAGATAAGTAATGAAACAGCAGGTACAGTAAGAGTTAATCAACTTATAGATGCAGAACCTAAAGATGTTGCTCGTAAGACAGTTGATGAAGAAGTAGGAGCAGGTATTGGTGGTGGAGAAAAAACTGCTGATAGAGCCACAAAAGAGAAGTTTCGTACAACTACAAGAGATTTAGTAGAAAAAACAAAAAAAGAAATAACTGAACAAAAATTAATACCAACAAAAGAAGAATTATATGAAGGTATGCAGACTTACATAAAAAATAATGATATTGAAGGTTTGCTAGGTATTACAAGAAAGGTATTGGCTATGCAAGGAGACAGCAAAAAAATAAGCAAGCTTGTTAAAGGTTTTGGATTTGGAGATGCAGTAGGTAAAACCTTAAGAATTAGTAATGAGTTATTTATTAATAATTTACTTTCAGCACCAGAAACACAAATTATCAATATAGTTGGTTCTTTATTTAACGTAGCTCTTGGTCCTTTAGACCTTGCAGCAGGTAGCCCAATATTAGACAAACAAATGAAAATAAGGGCAGCTAGAGAGCTTGTTTCTATATTTACATCTATGAAGGATAGTTTGACAGCAGCAGGTAAGGCACTATGGCTTGATAAAAATATTCTTGATGAAAGAAGAATGTTTGGTACACAAGATGCTTATGAAAGATATGCAATAAGAATGTCAGGAGATTCTTTATTTGCAAAAAGTATTAATTTATTTGGTCATGGTATAAGAGTGCCTTCTAGATTTATGATGGCAGGTGACGAATTTATAAAACAAACTGCATTTCGTTCATTTTTGATGGGAGAACTTGCAGAGCAAGCAACAAAAAAAGGACTTACAGGTAAAAGTTTTAAAATATATGTTGACAGCAATTTTAAAGAAATTACAGATATTGTTAATACAAGAAGTTTTACTAGAGGACAAGATACTGCTTTTCCTGATTTTGTACCAAATGAAAATATTTTAGACTCATACACAAGAGCTTTAGATTATTCAGCAGACAGAACATTTACAACTGAATTAGGCAAAGGATTTGGTATTCATGGTTTTGGTTCAAAATTTAATCAAGATATAGCAAAAATTTTAAAGTCTTCAGCATTGAAGCCCTTAGTTCCTTTTGTCACTACACCTGTAAATATAGGTAAGCAAGTTTTAAGAAGAACAGGTTTACCTGATCTTGGAACTTTAGTTAAAGGTATGCCACCTAAATACAACCTAACAATAGGAAGGATTTTAAAAGAACATAATGATAATTTATTAAGTGAAGATTTGGCTACTGCTTATAGAGCTAATGGCGAAGCTACTATGGGTGCTGCAATATGGGCTTATTTTATAGGTTTAGCAGCACAAAGAAACAATCCAGAAGCAGAGTTAGCTCTTATTGGTGGTGGTCATCATAATAGATGGTTAAGAGAAGGAGAAAAAAGAACTGATGAACTACCTTACAGTTTTAGACTTTTACAAAAAGATAAAGATGGCAACATAATTAGAGGAGATAATGGTTTACCAAACTATGAATATATAGACATTTTTTCTCGATTAGAGCCAATAGGCGGTATGCTTATGATCGCAGGGGATATGGAGTATTGTAGTGATTTTGTAAGTGATGAAGACTATAAAAATGCTGCACAATGTCATATAGCTTTACTTTCAAGAAACTTAAATAATAAATACATGATTCAAAATATTGCACAGATGATTGATCTTACAAGTGATGTTAATGGGTTGAGAAGATTTTATCAAGTACCAGTAAATTACATTACAAATCTTGTACCTTATTCTTCTCTTTGGAGAAGTATTACCAGAGCTAGAGGAGAAGAATGGTATGACGAATTAACGAAAAAAACATTTAAAGGTAGATTTCCTAAAAGAAAAACAAAGTTTAGAAAAGGTGATTTATTTCCACAAGAAGAAAGAACAGAAGATAGAGGAGACTACACAGAAGATTATGAAGAATTTGAAGGCAATGATTTTGGTAGTTTAAAACTTTCAAACAATCCTTTTAAAGATATAGATACTTTTAGCACAATGATAATGAGAAATTTACAAGATCAAACATCAGGATTTAGTGCAGATATTGAACCCATAAGAAGCATAACAACAGGCAGAATTGCAGAGTACCCCGAAGGTGCTTTCTTTGGTGACTACTTCAACCCTTTTAAATATAAAAAAGAAAAAGATAATCCTATAGATGAATATTTAAGAAGAATACAATTTAAAGTAGTACCTCCTAGTGATGTTATACCATTTGACAATGAAGGAAATGGTATTAATTTAGATACAAATGCTTACAACAAACTTACAGGTCTTATTCCAAACATACCTATAAATTTTAAAGGTAGAAATCCTGTATTTGACCCTAAAAATGGTAAACGATTTGGTGAAATGATTTTAGAACTATCAAGAGATAAAACAAATATAAAAGCTTTGAAATACCTTGAAAGTGATGATTCTGGTGCTATAGATGCTCAAGCTACTTTAAAAAATAAAGATAAGATAAGAAAAGAATTACAAAAAAAAGTGAGAGATATTTATAAAGTATATAAAGAAGCTGCGATAGAATATTACAAAGAATTTATTTTAGACCCAGAATTGAAAAAACAAGCAGAAAATGAAACTAGAAGAGCTAATGAAGATATAATGAGAATAATTAATCCAATAGTTAATGACTAATCATGGCTACTAACACCACAGCAACAGCAACTACACATACTGGTAATGGTAGTACTAATAACTTTGCAATATCTTTTTCATTCTTAGCAAACGCAGAAATAGATGTAACAGTAGCAGGGGTTTTAAAAACATTAGATACACATTATACGATTAGCGGTTCAACTGTTACCTTTACTTCTGGTAACACCCCTGCTAATGGTGCTGCTATTAAGTTTCAAAGAGATACAAATATTAGTGCAAAGAAAGTAGATTTTGAAGATGGTAGTGTTTTAACAGAAACAGATTTAGATACAAATACAGATCAGATATTATTTGCTCAACAAGAGATTACAGATAAATTAGCAGGTATAGAAGAAGGAGCTACAGGAGATCAAACAGCAGCAGAGATTAGAACATTAGTAGAGAGTGCAACTGATAGTAATGTCTTTACTGACGCAGATCATTCTAAATTAAATGCTATTGAAGCTGCTGCTACAGCAGACCAAACCGCAGCAGAAATAAGAACACTTGTTGAAAGTGCTAGTGATAGCAACGTATTTACTGATGCTGATCATAGTAAGTTAAATGGTATTGAAGCAGGTGCAACTGCTGACCAAACTGCTGCTGAAATACGAACTCTTGTAGAATCAGCAACCGATAGTAATGTATTTACAGATGCAGACCATACAAAAGTAAACAATGCTGTAACTCTTACAGATGCACAAACACTTACTAATAAAACATTAACAACACCTGTTATTAACGATCTTAGTGGTACTGCTGTTGTTACTTCTGGTACTTCTACAAGTGATAATAAAGTCTATTCAGCTAAACGTGCAGGGGAAATATTTTATGGAAAAGATACTGTAGGAGAAATACAATCAGGTGAAACTTGGAGTAGTGCTGATGATAAGGTTGCTACAACTGCTGCTATAGATGCAAGAATTATAGATTTAGTAGATGATGTTGGTGGTTTTGTACCGATTGCAAGTGAAACAGTTTTTCCTAATACAAACCCTGATGTTAATAATGGTGCTGGAACTCTTGTAAGTATTAAATCAATAGGTACAAGTAGAACACCATCAAGCGGTACTGTAACTATTGCAAATGGAAATGCTGCAAACAACGCAACAATTACTATTACAGGTTGTGGTTCAACAGTTTTAGCTGCTGGATTTGGAGCAATAGTAGAGACTACAACTACATTACATACATATACATTTCATAGGCTTACACCAAAAGCAACAGAGGTTACAACTGTTGCAGGGATAAGCGGTAACATAACAACTGTTGCTGGTATTGCATCAAACGTAACAGCCGTAGCTGATAACGCTACAAATATAAATGCTGTAGCTGGTAATAATTCAAATATTACTTCTGTAGCTGGTAACGCATCAAATATCAATAGTGCAGTATCTAACGCAAGTAATATTAATTCTGCTGTTAGCAATGCAAGTAATATTAATACTGTTGCTGGTTCTATAACCAACGTAAATAATGTTGGTGGTTCTATTAGTAATGTAAATACTGTAGCCACTAATTTAAGTAGTGTTAATAGTTTTGCTAACTTATATCGAATAGGAGCAAACAACCCTACAAGCAGCTTAGATGTAGGAGATTTATTTTTTAATACAACTGCTAACGAATTGAAAGTTTATAATGGTTCTGCTTGGCAAGGTGGTGTAACTGCAACTGGTAACTTAGCTGGTCTAGGTACTAATACGTTTACTGGCGATCAGGTAATCAATAGTGTGAATGTTGGTAAAGGAGCAAACTCTGTTGCTGGTAACACTGTTCTTGGAGAGAGTGCTTTAGATGCTGCTGTTACTGGTGACTTTAATACTGCAATAGGTAAAAGTGCTTTAGGTGCAAATACTTCTGGAGAAAGAAATACTGCTGTTGGAATGAACGCTATGGAGCTTAATACAACAGGTGATAATAATACTGCTTTAGGACAAGGAGCTCTAAACAAAAACACAACTGGTGAAGAAAATGTAGCTATTGGAAGAACTGCTATGAACGCAAACACTTCTGGTAATAAAAACGTAGCGATTGGTTTCAATAGTTTAGATGCAAATACGACAGGAAATAATAATACTGCTATTGGATATGTAACTTTAACAACAAATACTACAGGAAGTAATAATACGGCTGTAGGTCATGAAGCTTTAGAATTAAATACAACTGGTAGTTCAAACACAGCTATAGGTGATGAAGCCTTAGAGTCTAACACTACAGGAATCACCAATACTGGTGTAGGTAATGATGCTCTCAATTTAAATACAACTGGAAGTCAAAATGTAGCAGTTGGAGGTGCAGCTTTAACACTTAACACTACAGGAGACTCAAACGTAGCGATAGGTGCTAATGCTTTAGATGCAAATACTACAGCCGATAATAACACTGCAGTAGGTAGACATGCGTTATCAGCAAACTCAACTGGAGCGGACAATGTAGCTATAGGAGCTAATGCTTTAGATGCTAATACAACTGCATCAAATAATGTGGCTATAGGTAAACATGCTTTAGGTCTAAACACAACTGGAACTCAGAATGTAGCTGTAGGAGCAAATGCGTTAGATGCTAATACTACTGCATCAAACAATATTGCTATTGGTTATTTATCCCTTACTGCAAACACAACTGGTACGCAAAATGTAGGAGTGGGAGTAAATACAATAGCAGATAATACCACTGGAAATTTTAATACTGCTGTAGGTCATCAAGCTCTTAAAAACAACGAAACCGCAATTAACAATACTGCTGTTGGTAATAATGCGATGTTAGCAAACACAACTGGGTCATTTAATGTTGCTATAGGTTCAGAGTCTTTGGAAACTAACACAACTGGAACTGACAATGTAGCTATAGGCGGTAAAACATTAGATGCAAATGTTACTGGAGGTGCTAATACCGCTATTGGTAGGTCAGCATTAGGGGCGAATACTACTGCGAATGACAATACGGCAGTAGGTCATAGTGCTTTAAAAACAAACACAACTGGAACTTCAAATTTAGCTGTTGGTGCTTTTGCCTTAGATGCTAATACAACAGCAGATAACAATACAGCAATAGGTAAATCAGCTTTAGGTGCAAATACAACTGGTTCAGAAAATGTAGCCGTTGGAGGTAATGCTATTAATTCAAACACAACTGGCACTAGTAATACAGCAGTAGGTTATAACGCATTACTTTCAACTACAACAGGAAATGTAAACGCAGCATTTGGTAGAGAAACCTTAACAGACAATACAACTGGTTCAGAAAACACTGCTTTTGGAACACAATCTTTACAAGATAATACGACTGCTAGTAACAACACTGCTTGTGGATTTAGAGCTTTACGTTTAAACACAACTGGACAACAACTAGTTGCTTTGGGTTCTGGTGCTTTACAATCTAATACAACTGCTAATTACAATAATGCAATAGGTGCTTTTACTTTAAGAGATAATACAACTGGCGAGCAGAACACAGCATTAGGTCATGGTGCTTTACTTGTAAACACAACAGCAGATAATAATACAGGTTTAGGTTTTAATGCTTTAATTGCAAACACAACTGGATCAGAAAACGTAGCAGTAGGTTCTCTTGCCTTAGATGCTAATACTACCGCAGACAATAATACTGCAATCGGTCATAAATCATTATCAGCTACCACATCTGGAAGTAATAACGTAGCAGTTGGATTTGAAGCATTAGAGGCAAATACAACAGGAAATCATAATATTGCTATTGGTTTTAGATCATTAGAAGCACACCAAACTGGAACAAAAAATGTAGCCGTTGGTTCTTATGCTTTAGATGCAAATACTACAGCAGATGAAAATACAGGACTTGGATATGCTACCCTATCAACAAATAGTACTGGAACAAAAAACGTAGCCGTTGGCACAAGCACTTTACAATCAAGCACAACTGCTTCTAACAATACTGGTGTAGGATATCTTGCTTTATTCGCAAACACAACTGGATCACAAAACGTAGCCGTAGGTAATAATGCTTTAGATGCTAATACAACAGGACAATATAATACAGCAGTAGGTTCTCAGGCTTTAACAAATAGTACTACTGCATCTCAAAATGTAGCAGTAGGAATGTTTTCTTTATTAAATAATACAACTGGATCAGAAAATACAGCTAGTGGAACATATTCCTTAATGGATAATACTACAGGCAGTGATAATACCGCACATGGCTATCACTGTTTAAAAAATAACGAAACTGGATCAGAAAACACAGCCGTAGGTATTTTTGCAATGAACGAGTGCACTACTGGAGGTGATAATAACTGTCTTGGAAGAAATTCTTTAGGTTCTTTAACAACTGGAAGATTTAATTCTGCACTTAGCACTGCTGGTCAAAGTATAACTACTGGAGAAAATAATCTTTTGCTTGGATATAATGCAGGAACAAGTGCTGCACCTTCGGGAAGTATAACAACAGGCAGTAATAATGTTTGTTTAGGAAATAACAGTATTACAAATTTATTCTGTGCTGACACATCAATTTCAAGTTCAGATTCAAGAGATAAAACAGATGTAACAAGTTTCAATATTGGTTTAGCTTGGATTGAAGCATTAAGACCAGTTACTTATAGATGGGATAGAAGAACGTGGTACGGAACAGATGCAGAACCTTATGGAACACCTGATGGATCAAAGAAAAGAGATAGATTACATATCGGTTTCTTAGCACAGGAAGCTTTAGAAGTTGAAAAAGCTAATGGTTATGGAACATCAAATGATGATTCATTGATTTGCAATCTAACTGATGACGGCATGAGCTATGGAATGAAATATGAAAGGCTCGTACCAATACTTGTAAATGCAATAAAAGAGTTATCAGCAAAAGTCACAGCCCTCGAAGCAGGGTAAACTGTAAACAAATCTATTTTTAATTATGGAAGAAAGAACCGCAGATGAAATCGCAAAGATTTTTACAAATGCAGGTGATAGCGTAACTGTCATCAACACCGCTAAAACATCAGATGAAACTGATGATGAGTATAAGGACAAGATCAAGCGTAATGTAGAGCATCTTGAAATTATCAAGGCTTATAAAAAACTTGATGGAACGACTTCTATCTGGACATCTGAATCATTTACAGA